TTAGCTAGAATAAGTTAAAATTTGCATTTTCAGCATTACTTTTATTAATGTGATTTTTAATTTGTTCTGTGTTAGCTTCGTTGCTTATTCCTACCTTTACAACTGATCTATCGTTCTTTAATCGGTTAATTTCTTCATATAGTTGTTTGATACGCTCTAATTTCTCAATTGCTTCATCAGCGTCAATATTAACCTTTACGTTAAACTCCATCTAAACACCTTCTTTATACTTTCTTCTTTCTTCACTACCGTCTGAGTGAATAACAAGAATGTAATCTTTTAAGAAATATAACTTAATTAAATTATCTTCGCTCATAATCAGACACTACCTTTCCGTTTATTCTTCTCCCACTCTCTATAGTTAGTGAAAGGTATTACGCCATCTTCTTTAGTTCTCATCGTTGTAGGTAATTCATCTTCGTCTATGTAATAAAGAAGCTTACAACGACAATTGATGTTCTCTTTTGCACTAGCTACACCTACAAATAACTTAGGTGCAGGACCTACACAACCACTAGAATGAAAGTTATCTTCAATATCGACTGAAGTGCCGTCTAAGTGTCTATGTGTATCACGTGTGCGTGTGTCTTTAGTAGCATACCAACGTTTCTTCATATCGAGTCCATTATCTTTAGCTACCATTGCGCTATCTAATCCAGCTTGTGACAATGCACGCCCTGTTTCTGTTCTAGCTACACGCACTGATTGAGCTTTTGACATACCTAAATCATTTCTTAATGCTTTAGCTATCTTAGAATATCCCTCACCACTCATAATGCCTTGTGTTATGTGTGTACGAATACGTTTTAATGTATCGTCACGATGTTTCTGCAGTGTAGGTACTAACTTAATAAACTCAATAGGTTGTTCAATTGCCGTCTGTATTGTCTGCGAAGTAGGTATATCAAAGTTCATAGACGTTTGACTTGCTACTTCATACAAAAATAGGCTCATCATGTACTTTTCGATATAGACGTTCTGTTGTGATTGTTTGATAGCCTTAGCGACTTCTCTGTAGTCTTGAGATAACATCTGTCCTATACGATTAAGTTCTTTGTTGAGCCTGTTGTATTTATTAAATTCAGTCCATGTGACTTTCGGTTCATCTCTATCGTACTTTTCGTACATATTCGCAATAATCTGTTTGATTTCTTTCAAACGTTTAGCAAATAGTATTTCGATTTCTTTCTCTGCTTGATTAACCAGTTTGTCGATGTAGTTATCTATGTCATTCTGATTGGTTATTTTCGGATTGTCTTTGTTGTTCGTCATTCAATCCCTCCTCAATGTCAGGGAGTTGTTGATTGAGTTCTATGTTTTCTTGCTCTATTCTTTCCATTTCAGCCACAGGATCTTCAACCCAAGAATGATTAGAAAGAATAGTTTCTTTAGATAATAAGCCTGTAGAATTCATAGCAATTTGAGAGTTTTCTAACTCATTAACCATTACATTGAAGTTGAATGTAATCTCGATGTCTTGCACTTTCACATCTAATCTGTAGAAGTCGATAATGTACTGCAATAACTCTTGTAATGCAGTAAGTGTTTTGTTCTTTAACTTATTCGCTTTTAAATCTAAGTTACTGTACATAAATTTAAGTGCAATACCACTAGGGCTATTACCAAACTTATCTTGTTGGAAGTCTACACCTTGCCCAAACTCTATAATGTAATCACGTAACATCTTCGTGTATTCCTTAACAGAGTCAATAGGCACTTCTACTTTGATAGTATCTACACCGGAGCCACTTTCCCCTGCAACACTAATCGCTTTATAGTATTTAAGGTTATGCATGAAATCTTTCATATCTTCGCCTTCATAACCTTTTAAGATATAGATTAACTCTACTGATTCGTCAAAAGTGTTTTGTGTATCTGATAATCGCTTATCTAACGCATCTATGATTGTCTTGTACATGAATAAGTCAGATACTTCTTGCGGGTTGTTCTTGAACGGAATAAAAGGAACACGTCCCCAACTCATCAATTTATTACCTTGATAATAATGAGGTTGTATATGATCTTCACTACGGTAGAAATCAGGGATAAGTTGTCCTTCTTTCAACTCATAGAATGTCACATCATCTTTAGTCCAATACTCAACGCGTTCTGCTCCGTCTAATTCATATACACGGATAAACGCTTGCAGTTCATCTCTTTCTTTATTAGTCCAAATAGGTACAGCTTGTTCTGCAGGTACACGAAACGTTTTAAACTCTCCCTCTTCATCTACATAAGGTTGAACCCATTCGATACCTTTATTACTTGCAGCAGTTAATATATCCACTAATTTGTCATCCCACTTGTGATTAAGTGTATGTTGTATTTGCTTTAATGCTTTGTCGTTATCTACACCAAATGTCACTGGATTAGCTACTGCATAAGCTACTTTCTGGTCTACTAAGTTTTGATGATAGTTTGTGTACATGCGCCAGTCTGGTTTAGTTTCGTCGTAGTCGCCGTTCACATCTCTTTTGAAAGGAGCGTCTAATATATCTGGGTGATGATTATAATATCTTTCACCCATTGTAATATTGTCTATATTCTCTTTATGCTCTCTAACTAAGCGCAATATCATTTCTTCTTGCGTTTCGTACTTCGGTTTGATTTGTTCTACCACTTGTTCGTGATATGGTTTGTCCCATGGCCAGTTAATGCTAATCACCTCGTTTACGTAAGTATGCTAAGTTTATTCTGCCTCATGTCACGCTCTAGGGCGTATCTAGTGGCGTCAATTGTATGGTCGTTTTTATCTTCTAATTTAGGAATAATATCTCCATCTTTATCAGTTTGATAATCTATGTTTTCAAATTCCCTTGCGATATTCGGTGTACGTTTTGGATCTATTATGATAGCTTCTAAATCAGATAACCATTGTTCACCATATTCTCTGCTATCAGGCCCTTTTTTAACCGGTCTTACTTTTTTCATGCCATGTTCTCGCTTTAATTCAGCTATTGATTTAGGTTCGGCATGGTCAGCGTAAATGTCGTCTGACTGATATTTTCTTTTCCACATTTCGTTTGCATATTGCCTATTACTAATCTGAACACCGTAATATTCATCGATAGCGTAAATAACCCGTTTCTTTTTATCATAATGCCAACGGACAAACGCTAACGGATCGTCAGCATATCCAAAGTCAAGGCCATTCCTTATGTTGTCAAAACCGTCAATCATTTCTTGGGGTATCGTTTCTATTTGTAAGTTATTAAACGGTACAACACCACTACCAATCGCTTCGCCCATATATTCCCAACGATAACGTTGTTCGTTGCGTTCTTTCGCACTCTCTGCCTCTTGTATGAATTGTTTAGATATAAAAGGGTTATCTAAATACGTTGAATGATGTACGAATGTGTTATCCGGTTGGAATGAGGTTTCATATTTTTTATTAACCCACGATTGTTTTCTCTTAGGCGGGTTATAACTAAAGAAAAACTTGTAAAATAATCCGTCATCTAATTCACCACGTAACATAGAGTTAGTAATTGTAGTAACTTCATCTTCTGTCTTGAACTCTGCTAACTCCTCTATCCACATGATAGAAAAAGGGAATCGACTATCTTTTAACGACTTTAATCGTTCAGGGTTCTGCGCCCCTCTAAAGATAATCCGATTCCCTCTAGGAACATATGTGATTTCCATTGGCGACACTTTAACTTTAAACAGGTGTGACACCTTTTGTTCTTCTATCGCCCACTTGATTTGTTCAAATACTGATGTAGCTAATGTATTATCTGTCTTACGTACTACAACTGCATTCATAGGATAGCGCATGATTAACTGTGTAATGATGATAGATATGTCAGACGACTTACCACTACCACGTCCTCCTTTAGCCACTACGTTAAGCTTTTTTCTATCCTTAGTTGCTTTCCATAAGCTATGAAAGTGTTTAGGTAACAGTTCAGATAATTTAATTGATATCATCGTCGAAATGCACCGTCGCAGTCGTTTCGATTTGTTGCTTGTCTGTCCACATCATATATCGTTTGCCTAATAATTCTGCAGCTTTCGTTCTAGCGTTTGTATCTGATCTTTTTTCCAAAGACTCTACTTCCATTTCCCCTCTACCAATTCCAATCGGTATGAGTTCTTGGTCTGTTATTTCCCCACGTAATACAGAAGTGAGATATTGAAGTATTTCGTCTTGGTCTGCAATTGTATCTTTTTTAAGTTTTTCCATTCGTCTGTCTATTTCTGCTCTTATTCCCACATTTTCCAACAATTTATGACTACTTGATTTTGCGTATTTCTCACTATAACCAGCCCTGATTGCCGATTGATAAGCAGTACCTGTCTTAATGTACTCATCAACAAATGCTTGTTGTTTAAGGTTCAGTTTCGTCATCGTATATTACCACCTACTCTCACGGTTAAACACCTTTGTTTGACGTATAAAAAAGACACTGCATAAACAGTGCCTAACGATTATGTTTTGTTATTTATTTGAGTTTATGCACTCATGTCACATCTCTATGTCACATCAATACATAAAAATAAGTTACCCGTGTGTTCTCACGGATAACTAATTAAGGGAGGAGAAAAATTACATGTCAAGTATTCATATCATCGTATCGGAAGCCGTGTTGTAAGATTCAATAAAACTACCCGCCACTCTGACGGATAGTTAAGCAATCGGATGTGCAACGTCTAATCAAGGACGATAAACACTTATCCAATCACTTCGATATTGAATACCCCACCATAGTGCGAAAGGATAAACACTATGTCTTGTGAGGTAATTCTTACAATATCATAATACACCGATTATAAACGGACTTACACACTTCAAAAGTCCACCTTACACATAACCTATGAATTCTGCCAATCTATTTATCATCGCGTCACGTCGTCTTAATATACTCGTCTTACTTGTTCCGAAGTAGTCAGCTATATCCTCCCACTCACTGCAACCTATTGGACATTCCCAATATCTCAAACGCATTAAGTCTTGTGTATCTTCATCTGATTCATATATAAGCTTATCTACACCTTTTACAATATTACGTAAGTTGTTATAACGATTGTCACTTAACTTCTTAATTGATTCTCTCTCAATAGGATTACCTGGTATATTACTTTTACCTGCACCTACATTTTCGGGTTCGTGGTTCTCTAACAATTCATACTCTCTTACTTTTAACTCTCGTCTGTAACGCTCTATGTTCTTGATATAATCTTCTAGTTTCTTTATATCGTGTCGTTCAATCGTTATCATACTTACCCTCCATTCCTTTAGTTTCCTTTTTTATTAATTCGCTTTTTGTATTCTTCATACTTTAAATTTTGAAAATCATTACCGCCGTCATATTCATCCATTTTACTTAATATACTTTCTAAAGCTACAATTTCACCGATTTTAACATGGGTACTACGGTCTTTATCGTTTTGCATCATCAAAATTAAACTAAGAACTAGAGTTTTTAATTTAATCCACTTGGATTTATAAAACATCACTTACCCTCCATTCTCTAACTTATCTTTAAGTGTTTTAATCTCATACTCTTTTACTTCCAACTGATGTTTTAGATCATTCTGTTCAAGTATAGAGCCAAATAGTAGTAAAACTAATATAATGATTGCTATTACGCCCCACATTGTTTGACCACCTCTAAATTAGGTTTGTGTTCTAGTACACGTCCGTTAAAACTACATGCATCTTCTTTAGCTGAATATAAATCGTCGTAAGATAAAGCTTCAAATACATTGTCAGTGATTATGCATGTGTTTCCATAACTACCTATATATTTTTTCACTAAATATACTCCTTTTTTTAACTCAACCACGTATTTGCCTATGTTGTTTTTATTATCCTTATTTTTCAACCAAGATACCTCTCTTTCTAAATGTAACTTATCTAATTGCAATCCATGTTTATCTTCCTGTAACTCATTAACTCTTTTCTCTGCTTTAATCCACTTATATATAGCAAAAATACACAGTACTAACACAATTATTACCGATGAAAAACTTATCCAAATCACATTAATAACCTCCTAAAATCCCAAAATATAAAAAGTGTAAAAATAGCAAGATAGAAAGTAAAAACATGGTAACGGAAAACCCAATCGTTACATATTCCTTGTATTTAATTCCTTCAACAAAAAGATATATTATAAATATCTCCATTAAAACAAAGACTATAGACAATGTTATAATTGTAATCATATATATAATTTCACCCAATATTTAATAACCTCCGTATATGCCATTTAAATGAGCGTGGTCATTCTCGTCAAAGTCCTTAGGCACTTCCACCTCATCATTTGCAGTTAACTTATAGTACAACTCTCTACCAATCCATTTACCTAACTCGTACATTGCGATAGTGAACCATATCTTTAATATGCGTTTAATCATCTAAATCATCTCCATGTTCGATATATTCTATAACGTGTTCCAACGCTGATTTATAAGTAAGTGTTATTGAATCTTCCTGCTTTGATTCTTCAATATCGCTAATTACACTTTTTAATTTTCCAATTACTTCTTCACTACTTTTCATTCCGTTCACTCCTTATCCCAATCTTTCTTGCAAACGATATAGTTTTCTAAGTTGTAATCTATCGTGCTGACTTAATATACGCTTTGCTTTCTCTTTCGCTGCTTCCTTATCCTCTGCCTCTACCAACGTCATACATTCATTCTCTCTAGGTTGTTCTACATCTACATACACATTACCTGTATCGTCTTTAAACTCTCTAATTAGGAATTGTTTCACGGTATCACCAACTCACTCTTTCTAATCGTTTTTGATAATATGGCAAAGTATCATAGAACTCTCTAGCCTCTGTTTTCCAATAAAATCTTTTGCCGTGTGACTTGCCATTATCATCAACCCATACTACGTTCCATTCACTCATGCTAAATGTATCTGAAAGTCCTTTAATAAGTCCTAACACTCCCACTCACTCCTTACCTAGTATTCTTTTAATCTCTGCTACTATGTCTTTATTCTTTAAGGTCTGACTCTTTGATGAACGTTCCATTGATTGTCTTTCCTTTTCTTCCTTTGATTTCGTCATAAGCAAATTGTAAACACTCCTGTAACGTCATATCATGTTGTTGTGCTAATATGATTAATGTAACGACTGTATCGCCTATACCGTCTTTTAATGCCTCTAAATTACTACGTGATAATGCTGCGCCGACTTCTCCTGCCTCTTCATAAAACTTCAACGCTTGTCTATCCGGATTGCCATTGTGCAAATCTTTATCCTTACTCCATTGTTCTACCTGTTTAATTAATTGATCTACTGTTAATTGATTAGTCATTTATTGTTCCTCCATTTTCTACTAAACTCTTTGAATTACTTTCCACTATTTTGTCGTACAACTCCGCCTTGCGATATACTTCGTTAAGCTCTTTGATTAGTAAACACCCATCGTGTCCTGTAAAAGCTGTAGATGATACTATGCAGCGTTGGATAAACTCTCTATTGTCCATTGCAAGCCTCCAAATCACTTAATAAATTTTGGAACTCATGCGTTCCGTCTAGTTGGTCCA